GCGCAACAACCATGAGTCATACGTTAAAATTTAAAATTTAAAATGAAATTAATATGTGAATGATGAGACTTTAGGCACTACCAAAGTGGTCTCCCTAACACTGCAATCCGTTACCGCAACAACCATGAGTCAGCGTAGGGCCAAGGTGATTCTCATCACCACCATAAACCTGAAGGGTTTCAAATGTTAGCAAATAAGAAATCTTAAAAATTTGGAAAAATTTAAAAATGCAATACAAATTTAAAAATTTAAAAATGAAAAATGATATAACCAGCAGAAGGCATAGTCATATCTTCTTCCCAAAAACCATCCCTCCAACATACATACGGCCATCAACCAATGTACGTGAGTTCAAATTTATGGGCCGCCACCAAAGCCGAGTGGGACAATAAACTTGAAGCTTAAAATCGTCCCCCACGGACTTGGTGACCACAAAATTTTGTGATAAGCCATTATCACCCCCTGGCAAGGTGGTGGTACGGTTTATCACAAGACTCTGTGTAAAGCAAGGCGTGTTCATAGTCGAAACCGTAATCTCTTCTCCTTGGGCGGGCAAAGGTGGAATGCCGTTATAATTTGTGTTGAACGGTACTGATACGTTTAAGTACCAATAATCGTTTGGCATAGGGGTTAAAAATTCATTGGGAATGAATTCAACCTCTCGATAACCCAAATATAACCTATCTTCCGTCGTGACATTTCCTCCTTCAATTTGTAAATTATTGGGCGTCGAAGATGTTCCTAACAAGGGTTGAACTGCCCTATTTTCTGTTTTACCATTCGCTGTAAAAGGTAAAGGATAATAGACAGTTGGGAACTCCTCAATTTGCGAATTATACAGGCGAACAATCGGGATAGTGTTTGACTTGACCAACCCACGATAATTTAAATGACCCGACCACATCCTAAATAAAGACGTGATCACATTACCATAAGTAACGGGTATCATTATCGCGGCACTAGTCAAATCATTCACACCCGTCTGATTTGAAAACACATTAGCTTTTTGGTATCCTGCTGTCAAGTTGTAACGACGCAAGAATTCCTCCAAATAAGTAATTGTGTACTCAAACTTTCGTCCGATTTGAATCCCACAAACTGGGTTGCTCACAACGTGACTCTCATCCTTCGTAGCTTCATCAGCTGGTGGCGGATCCAGAATTTCAGACTCTTCACCCTGTATAGGTGCACCTTCTCCTTCAGCAGTGAAATCAAGATCATCAATGTCGATGTTGTCAATTTCACGCTTATGTCTCTTAACCCAACCAAATTGACCATTGGGTAACTTCTCCCAAACATATCGCGCATCGGCTGGATTCAAATCACCAGGCCGATACGCTCCACTTGGGGGAAGATACCCACCTCCTTGCTTCTTTGTCGTCGTCTTAGTAGTCGTTGGTTTCTTAGTTGTCGTCGTCGTCTTCGTTGTCGTTTCTGTGGTGGAATAAGCTGACGATGCTCTTTGTTCATCAGTTTCTTCCTCCTCCTCATCATCAACAGAAGAATTCACCACTTTTAAAGTCCCTTGTCCTTCAATTGAATTTATTGGAAACAGTGAGTTTGCCTCATATATACGCACATTAAGCAAACGCACTGAAACCAGCAAATTAATCAAAGGACTAACAGTATCAGGAGCCGCCAACTGCGTATGAACAGTCAACATAACTCTTCCAATTGCCTGATCCTGTATAGGATTTAAGACTAAATTACCACTATACGTGCGCAAGAATTCAGTAGCAGCATTGAAATTAACCAAGTATCGTTCAACCGAATTATCGTGACTATAATTCAAAACTTTGTTATAGTACACGTTTTTATCGGCTGGTTCCAAACTCGGTGTTCCATATGCCAATGTCGCTACAATCCTACCCGCGTGAAATGGTGTTTTAATCGCCTCTATAGTGATTTCAACGTCACATCTCCAAAACTGCGCCATATTCAGAACAGCTATGGGTGTACCAACCTCAAAGCCGGCGAACATTTGATCATCCGTTAAGTCCCTGAAAATTGAATTTAAAGGGAAATTCAACAATTCTGTATTCGGAGGTTGAGTTATCAACCAAGGAATCGAATATATAATTGTTGGCAACGAACACAAATGCTCAATGCTTGTTTCTCGATTGTTGGATACAGCCATAGGCTCTCTATGCATCATCATTGGATGATGTTGCATAGCCATTACCTGTTCGACTGACACATTCTTACTATTAGACGGCAAGATGCCAAAGGTAGGTATACTACCACTGGCAAGGGGGGGTTTGTCCATGGGCAATCCTTTAACATCAGCTTGCAAAGATCCTTCAGCAGAAGCTGTAGCAGTTGAACCAATTTCTGTTTGAATCGGTACTGATCCAACTACATCACCAATATTATAAATAGTAGTGGTGTTTGTTTTACTTCCTGCTGCGCCTTCAGCTGTGTACCGATCAATAGTGGTCTTACCTACTCCGAATTTCTTCGCAAGTTTTTTAAACCGCTGTACTGAAAACGCATCCTTCTTGATAATTGAAGATGATGGTAAAGGTCGAGGTATCGAAAATCCAGAACCATTGAATCGTGAATTGATTACAATGGTCGCTTGTCCAGGGTTCACTGATAAAAAGGGGGAAACCACATACAAGCCAACATATCCTAAAGAATCTTGTCCTAGAGCACCGGCAAAAGTGTTCAAGACAGACCTAAACCACTGAGTGGATATATTCAAACAATGAGAGCCACTCTCATTGGGTTGAATACGGACATGATGGTAATTGTATATATTCGCTTGACTGGGTACACTATCGGTCAATTTTGCTAATGGTGCGAAAAAGAGAACACACAATCCTTGTTGGAAAGGACTTCCGTTAACTTGAGCGATTATTTGTATGTTATTAACCATATAAATAAATCTCTCAAACGGCATATTTTGTATGTTCTCTGTCTCACCCAAAGCCAACAAACCAAAAGGTACTTCCGTAGAGAATATCACACCGGAACTTGATGAATCCCAATTAACACTTTGTCGGAAGATAATGGAATTTAAACCAAAATCTAAATCCATTTTCTGTTCGTTAATTGCATGCGCTGAAAGATCAGCTCGCTGATTCATCATGTTCGTCTGCGATTCCTCATAACCAGTCTCAACCGGCATGATCGTTAAACCGCCAACGGCTGGTTTAAGTGCTCGTACTGGATCATCCGATTCCGCCTTAAAACCAAGTGAAGGTTTTGTCTTCGCTAAGCATACTTTACGTCGTGTTTCGTAATATGGTATTATCACTGGCTTGATCAACTCATCTGTTAAAATGTCATTGATCGATTTACAGTAATAATCAAAAAACTCTCTATCCCATATAGAGCATTTTTCCATACAACCCAAAACAACTTCTCGCAAGTCTGCTATTTTTGAACGCTTCCATTGAACAGTTTCCCATAAACTGCTCTTAAGTTGCGCCCCACACCACTGACCATTAATGAAGATTGGTTGAGTTCCAAGGAAAGTAATTTCCTCAAACTTAAACCAATTCTCAGTTAATTGTTGGTCCTTGAGCGAATGTGTGAAATCTTGTCCAAGTTCTTTCATAACACGTTGTATATCAAGAGGAGTTATATTGACTTTATCACTAACGGAGATAATATTATCATCCCCAAGTGTACGAATCCTATAATCCTCCCAATAAACAAGTGTCGGGTCCAATCGTGTAAAACAGTACCGTATATAAGCCTCTGAAACCAAACAATTTAGAATGGTGGTAAAAAAGCAACCACTAAAATGATTACTTTTCAACCAATACATCCTATTCCTTATTTGCAAAGGTGATTTGGTTTCATGGTCAAATATATAGTCCCATTCCTTATCATCTATTACGCCGTCTAAAAGATTACGCAACATTTGATAAGACCGTTCGCGTATTTGCCTCACGTGACGCTGATCAAAATTCTTGAAATCGGCCGATAAATATCTATCCCCTATTTTACTAAGGTATATATAAATATCATCCATATCCCAGGAATTCTGATTCATTCCAATGCTAACGGGTGTCTTCTGCCAACTGTTATAAAAAGCTGCCAAAAGACATCCCGTCTTCATACGGAAAGCCACTGAGGAAACCATAGAATTACAAAATATCATCCGGGTTCGTCCTTCCTGAATTTTCCTTTCAGACAAGGGTTCATCTTTCAAATATCCTATAAACCGATGGTCAATCGTCCAAGTTCGATCGTACATCGCCATCTCTTCAAGTTTCCTTTCCAAGAGGTTATCAAACATTGCTGATGTCCAATAACCATCTTGTGAGATGCGAATATGGTCAGTCTTACCTTTACTGCGAGCAGTAAAAATAAGAGGGTAGCCGGGTGAAGTCGATGTATTAACTGATGTAAGATAACCAGGAACACCTCGTATAGCCTCATCTTTAGTCAGTTGTCGTTTTCCAATAGGCCAGATCAGCTTCTTTTTATAAAACGTTTCCATAGAATCAAAAACGTCTTCTAAAATATGCTCATCTAATTCCAATTGTTCTACGTTAAATAGACTACTCAATGATGCCTCTACGGGGTCTCTTCCTTTTGATCTTACATCGTTAATAGACATTATAGCTGGTTGCTTTGATGTTTTCTCAGGTAGTCTACCATGGAGAACTGTTGGTTCAATAACTGATTTATCGGGTAAATATACTATTTCCTTAAATTCAACTTGTTCAGTTCGAATTAAATTCGGAAATTCTATTCCCCCTTCCTCAGGTCCTTCTCCAACAAAACTCTCAATGCTAGAACTCTCCAAAACTGAAATAGCATTCCTCAAGTCTTCTTTAGTAATTAAACTAATAATACTCGTAGGATTCCTATCTTTGTCATTAGAACCAGCTATATGAATACCGATGAATGTCCCAGCCAGATTGCAACCATCTGCAAAACTGGCTAAGTGACCACAATCACCAGCACGACTTGAGATGTTGGCTTTAACAACCCAATCAACCGTCAAACTACCGACAGTTTCTCCGTCTTTCTCAACACGATAAGTGAACTTTCTAGGAAGAAGGCTCGCAAGGCCATAATTGTCCTTTTCCGTACTAGTCACTCGTATATTGAAAATAGCCGGTACATCGAATAGTTTGGAATCACTTATGAACTTATTAATAATACTAGCCGCCAAAGGTATACGTTTCACATGCTCCAAAGAAATTATACAAAAATCTTTTTCGGGCAATRTGACCATATGTTCRGCGACATCAATCTCAATACGTTCATAGGTAATCCCTCCGTGAGTCAGGTTTGTTATTATCCGTGTCTGGTCAGGTCGTATCCGTTGAATACCCCAATGGTAATAAGTAAGAAATTTCCTACCTTCAATAGGAACAGCTTTAATCTTGATATCGTCAAAATGGAATAGCGCTAATGAGACGCCCCCATTTTCACTCTTATATCCTCCTTCATTAAAACCTTTTTGGGGTTTAGTTTTAGCTCGTGTCCGCATCTTTCTCCTCTGTTCTTCAGTTTCGCTTGAAGCCTTAGAGGATCCATGGGCAAACATGATTTCTTCTTCTTCCTGTTCTTCATCATTGCCACTAAATAAACTTTTACAATATTTAGCGACTGAATAACAAACAAGCCCAAGAATAATCATGATTCCAAAGTCAAACCATCTATACTGCCATAACGTTTTCTTCTCTACTGGTGCAACATACCCTGTCAAGTGTGCGTACCTCTCCTGCGATTCCTTCAAGCATTTGAGATACTCACTGTCGTTCATCAATTGATCAGGATCTTCATGTAGACAAGTCGTTATGATAGAATGATGGGTTTCCAATTCAATATAATCGTGTAGTGTAACGAGGTCACAAAAAGCCTGCATAGGTGTTACTGTTCCATCTTCTGGTTGCTGCTTGTTTTTCTTCTTTTTCTTAAAAACTTTAGCAACACTAGCAACATCCTTATTCTGCTCTTTACAACTTTCGTATTCCGTCTCATTTGGTGATTCTAATACCTGATATGGATTCTCAGATAATATAACACCATCATCACAAGTAGATTTACTCATCATTTCCGTTGAAAACAAATTCAAAGCTTTTCGGTATATTGATCGTGTTAGAGAGGGCAAACTGGAAGAAATCAGATATTTCATCAAAATTTCCTTCAAATTTGCACGCTCATTTGGTATACCTAAAAATTCTCTGTGCAATCCACTTATGATGTCTCCAGGGGAAGGCGTTGGGTCAGTTTCAATACCGCCAATCATATTTAAAGTCTTTATTAACTCTTGGTGCTCCATATACTTATTTCGCATTATTTCGCACATGGAAGTGAAATCAAATTTATGATTTGGTTCAAATCCAAAACTTTCTTTCTTGGTTAATAAATTCTTTTGATGATTAACGGGGTCAAGAAATTGCGCGCGTAACCACACAACATTCCTGACTTGTTCCGGTGTAAATTTTGTCGTGTCCACGTTCTTCGTTTCTCCTTTATAAGGTGTCCGTGCTACATGGGTTAAATGTATCACAACGTTTCGTCGTCGGTCCATAGCGTCAGATTTAAAGGAAGTAAGTGACTTAGTGTAGCTATTATTAAGTGTAATAACCACTTTCGGTGCACAAGCTGTACCTTTAATCCCAGAATTAACATTGTCAACAGATGGTAGTTCAGGTATAAATTTAGCTGTACTAATCATCTGCAAATACTTTTCCGCGTCTTTGTCAATTCGATCTTGTGGACCTCCTAAGAACTCGTCCCAGTAGATGTATTTTTGTCCCATGTAACTATCCATATAATCCGATTTGGGCATCGGGTATATGTCTTCCGTCGTCGCGCCAAATAATCCGAGTATCCGCCTAGCCAGTGAGGTTTTACCTACTCCTGGTTCACCAAAAATATGTACACAAAATGGTAAATCTTTAGTCGGATTCGAATTCTCGTATTGTGAAATTGTAGCTCGTAAATGGATTAATTTTAAATAATGTGCCGTAAAAATTGATCGTAAATGGGGTTGGACATTGCGTACTTGCTTCATCTTCGCTGATTCTTCAATACACTCAACCATCATGTTTCTAAATTCGGGTGATGTTAAAACATGAGGATTTTTACTTGATGCTAAAAGTGTACTGACTTTAATACGCCAATCGTCTAAATCCATTTCAAATTTCGTCGTTGTGTCTCCGAATTCATAAGTTATAGCGTTTCGTAACATGGATGGTAAAAAAGACACTAAATACAAAGCTGAATACTTCATAATAGTGCCTGCTGCGACAAGTTTAACTAAGGTAGCACTCCAAGAACCAATACGATCCTTGGTTGGTGCTCCCCAGCTAAACAAGGCCAACAAAACAGCTCCTACTGAAACTAATCCATCAGGAGCTTCCGCTATAAACTTGTCTTTTTCTGCTTTACGTAAAAGTTCTTCTTTATCTAAAATATTAACTGTAACTGTAGAACTAGCTGAATGATGATAACCTGTAAGTGCTGTCAAAACACTTATAAGTTTAACACTACCCAAAAAACCAAAAATACAAACTATTAAAGCAACAATAAGTAATGAACCACTTTTTAAAACCTCAAAAGCTGAAGAAGCTAATTTGTAAGGAAAACTAAAAATTTTAACAAAAACGCCAGAAATAGAACTAATGATTCTGGCAAACCAATCATAACTGCCTTTCGTCGTATCGCCAAACAAACTAATACCATACTTGACCGCCGGGATGAATGCACCAAAAATCTTTTTCAAAATCTTGGTGTACCATCGCCGAGGATCTTGTTGGTACGTTTCATTTGTCTTCTGTCCAAATTGCGTATTCATCCATTGCCTTAAGGAACCTAAAACTCCCAAAGCAACGGGATCGTTTCCATTATCATTCTCGGCTGTGTAAGCATCGTCATAATAGTCATCGTCAGGATGTCCCATTTTCAAAATTCGACGTAATTGTGAAATGCGTCGGAGCGTAAAATTACTAGGTTGATAAAAATAAAACATAAAGGAATTAGAATCATCTAAATAACGTGAATAATAACAAGCACGCAAACTCCGTCTAAAGAATTTACGTTGTTTCCGGTTAGAATATTGAATTAAATTACTAAAAGATAAAAGAAAAGTCTCGTAATTTGCTGCAACCCAAGGAAGAGCACCAAATTTAGTCAAACCAACTTCCTCTTCTAAAACAAAATCATTACTATTAGTAAGCTTATTATTAAAAACTCTAGTCCTAAGATGCCATTCATTATCACGAGGATAAATGACATTAGTTAAATATGGATATATCTTAGTATCTAAAAATATTGAAAAAAACCCGTCATGTCCACAACCAATTAAAGTATTAAGTGCTTGCTTATATAAACTAATTTTATCTTCACGAGGAAGTTCCATCACCTTAAGAGAATAATATAATCTTAGCATGTCATGATATTCCATCTGACATCCTCTAAACTTAGGTTTATAATCTTGTTCCAAAGAATAATTCCGGGAATCATCAAGTTTATCGTTTTTCGCTATAAACTCAAGGATAAGATTGCGTAAGTCGTCATCATATTCATAGAAACACTCTAATACCAAAACGCGTACGAGGCAGTCGGAGTCCTCGCAGTAATGGTCCAGAGGCAGATTACTCTTTAATCTATGAATCAGTAGTTGGCTTCTGAGAACTGAGCATTCAGAAGCATCCAGTCCACGCGCTACTGCCGCGATGGAGGGAGAGTCGTTCGCTTGTTTTACCCGCTTGGGCTCCTTCACGCACAAAGGACTCGAACAACGTGAAGAATAATCGTTGAGATGCATGCTTTGCATAGTCGACAATGTAGTCTTATTATTAAAAAGGTCAGAGCGTTCGTCAATAACCAATCAGAATAAGTTTTTCGCTTTCAAAATTTTCTTTTGACTTCG